GCTTCGCCAAAGGCGGCTCGGGTAAGATGTTCGGCAGGCAGACGGCGGGCCCGAAGACCCCGGGCATCACCGGCAAGGCGCAGTCGGGCTCCGGCGGCAAGTTCGCCAAGGGCGGCTCCGGCCACATGTTCGGACGGCAGACCGCCGGTCCGCGCAAGTCCGGCCAGACGGGCAAGTAAATGGCGAAGGGCAAATTCACACCCTTCACCAAGGGCAGCAAACCGGCCGGTAAGTTCCCGGCCAAGAAACCCGGCGTCAATCAGGACGGTACTCAGGCCCGCAAGGCTCTCGTCCCGAAGCCGAAAAAAGGCAAGTAACATGGCGAAATCTTCGAAGCCGAAAATGCTAACGAACAACGGCAAGTCGCCGCTGACCAAAGGCTTAGTGTCTTCGGCTTCGAAGAAAAAATCGCCGTTGATGCCCGGTGCGAAAAAGAGCTACAGCAAGTCGAAGCTCCCCGAGCAGGCGTTCGCCATGCCCGGGTTCGGAATGACGGGGCTCACCGGTGAAAGTTGAGATCACACATCACGCGGGCAAAGGCTCGCAGCTAATTCTCCCGAGCAAGGGCGCGGTCAACCAGTTGGTGAAAGACCCCCAGACCTCGGTCGTCAAGTATGCGAAGGCCGGTCCGGATGTCGTACAGAACGGCCCTAGCATTGTGGGGGAGGAGACGTGACAGCGCCTCCGAAACCCAAGGATAATCTGCAGGTTGCCGCCGCCCGCTTGTCGAGGGCCGCGCCGAACATGTGGATAGAGTTCATGGTCGAGCTAGCTGCATACGCACGCGATCGAGAGAGCGCCTGTGTACAGGCTCCAGCCGACCGGGTACTACTAGCGCAGGGAGGGGCTCGCCAATGTAACGAGCTGTTCACCCTGTTCACTGAAGCAGCAAAAATCAAATAGGAGCCTACACTATGGGTACCAACAGCCCGTACTTCCCGGACAACGTCCGGTCCGACGAGGAAGCCATCCAGTACCTCGGCATGATGATCGCAGCTCTCAAGGGCAACACGTACGTCGCCAAGTCCGGCGCCGGCCCGTTCACCCTGACCGCCGCTGAGTTCGTCGGCACCGTGGTCGACTTCACCGGCGCGACCGCCGCCGTCGTCGTCAACACCCCGGCCGCCGCCGCGATCATCACGCAGATGCAGGCGCTCGATGCCAACGCTGGCGTCGGCTCGACTGCACTCGTCACCATCGTCAACGACAACACCTCGTCCGGCGCGATCACGCTGACCGCCGGCGCGAACGTGACGGTCGTGGGTACCGCCGTGGTCGCCATCGCGACCTCGCGCAAGTACCAGATCAAAATCCTGACCGCGACCACGGTGTCTGTCACCAACGTCGGCTAAGGGTTTCCTCCCTAGACTTCCCCCGGTGGGTTCAAAACCACCGGGGCTTTTCTTCCGGCGGCAGCATCCCCGCCCAACCCGTCCGCACCCCGTGCCGGTGCCGACAAGGAGACTAGAATGGTTACTCGTGTCGCTGACCTTCGTGCCGATACCCGCCCCATCGACAAGGACGTGAAAGTCCCCGCAGCAGTGCTCCGAGCCGCTGCCGCAGCAGAAGCCGCCCAGCTCGCTGCATACCCCAATCAAACACCCGCTGCAGAGCCTGCATCGCCGCCCCCGGCCGGCGACACCATCGTGATCGCAGACCCGCCGCCGGCTCCTACTCCTGCTCCGACGCCTTCTCCTGCTCCGACGCCTGCACCCGCCCCCGTTACCCCGCAGGGTAACGAGCCGCCCCCGCCTGCAGCGCCGCAGCTCTCGCCCGAGGCAGAGCTCGAAGTGCAGCGCGTGCGCTCAGAGGAAGGCCGCCGGCGCAAGGCACTGGAGACCCAGCTCGCTACCGCCGCCGACCGCCTCGCCGCACTGGAGAACATGGTGGAGCAGCTGCAGCGCGCAGCAGCCACCGCTCCGGCCGCCGCCCCCGCCGCGCCGACGCGCCTGATCACTCCGCAGGAAGAGGAAGCCTTCGGCAACGAGATGCTCGACGTCATGGGACGCCGCGCGAAGGAGACCATTTCCCCGGAGCTCGCTGAGCTGCGCGCCACTGTTGCATCGCTGGAGCAGAAGCTCACCGGCACCGTGCAGCAGACCAAGACCACCGCGAAGCAGACCATGCTCGCCAATCTGGATCGCGATCTCCCGGAGTGGCGCGCGATCAATGTACGTCCGGAATTTAAGAGCTGGCTGGCCTTGCCAGACCCCTATTCCGGTGTTAGTCGTAACAGCATGTTGCTGTCAGCATACGAGCAGAACGACACTTCTCGGGTACTGGCATTCTTCAACGGCTTCGTTTCTGAATTGGCTGCAGAGGCCCCCGTCCAACTTCCCACTCCTGTTTCGGCCACGCCGCAAGCGCCGCCGAAGCCCGGTCTGGAAAGTCTAGCGGCACCCGGCAGAGCCAGAACGTCGGCGCAACCCAACGCCCCGGCTGAGAAGCAGATCATCACCACGGCCGACGTGAATGCGTTCTACGACGCCAAGCGTAAAGGGGTCTACCGAGGTCGAGAGGCCGAAGCAGATGCTCTTGAGCAGGAGCTGTTCTTGGCGCAGCGCGAAGGTCGAGTTAGGGCCGTCTAGGCTCGCATCTCAGCAAAATAAGGGCAAAGCGCTATGGCGTTTCCTGTCGCATCTGGTGTCACCACTCCTCCGATCTACCCCGCCGGTTCAGCGGGCAACGGCCTCTCCGGTTCGGGTTACATCCCGGAAATCTGGAGCGGCAAGCTCATCGAGAAGTTCTACGCCTCCACCGTGCTGGCGGCCATCTCGAACACCGACTACGAAGGCGAGATCAAGGCGCATGGCGACAAGGTGCATATTCGCACCAAGCCGACCATCACCATCCGCCCCTACCTCGCTGATGCCGCGCTCGAACTGGAGCGTCCGCAGGGCAACCAAGTGATCCTGAACATCGATCAGGGCCAGTACTTCAACACGATCCTCGACGACGTGATGAAGGTCCAGAGCGACATCAACCTGATGTCGATGTGGGCCGAAGACGCCGGCGAGCAGATGAAGATCGTGATTGATCGTGCTGTGCTCCTCGGCATCAAGGATCAGGCCGCTGCCGCCAACCGTGGCATCGCTGCGGGTGCGATCACCGGCGCGATCAACCTCGGTGTCTCGGGTGCGCCGCTCAACATCGTCACCGGTTCACCGACCACCGGCGAAGTCGATGTGCTCGACATGATGATGCGTCTGGGTCAGGTGCTCGACGAGCAGAACATCCCGGAGACGGGACGCTGGATCGTCATGCCGACGTGGACCGCCGTCATGGTCAAGCGTTCGGAGCTCCGTCAGGCATACCTGTCCGGCGATAGCGTCTCGATGCTGCGCAACGGCCGTCTCGGCATGGTGGACCGCTTCACGCTGTACACCTCGAACCTGCTGCCGTTCGGTACCGCCGGTGGTCTGGTTGCAGGCGAGTTCATCGTCTACGCCGGTCAGAGCCACGCTCTGACGTTCGCGTCGCAGATGACCCAGATGGAGACGCTGCGCTCCGAGCTGACGTTCGGTCAGGTCATGCGCGGCCTTCAGGTCTACGGCTACAAGGTGCTCGACGGCACTGCGCTCGCGCAGGCCATCATCACCAAGGGCGGTCACTAAGAGTTAGGGCCGGGTGACCCCCGGCCCTTCTCCCCTCTAGTCCTTGGAGATGGCCATGAACATCAACATCCAAACCGCCAACGCTGCGACGTACAACGACTTCAAACAGATGGTGGCGCTGTACGCCCCCCATGCGGACGTGTTCTATAACGCCAATTCGACTACTGTGTTCGGCCTATACGCGATCTCAACGGTCGAGAATTTTGCTGTCTACACGACCGGAAACTTGGCTGGCCTTAGCCCCAGCCTCGCCCAGGCTACGGTGCTGGAAGACTTCTCGGGTGCACAACCGATCGGTTCTTCGTTCCTCATTGGCGGATAAGCTGGATGGCCGGGTAACACCGGCCCTCCTCCAACTCGTGAGGGCACGATGGCGCTGGAGACCGTTTCAAAGTACGTCGACTATGCGCGCGAGCTCCTTCAGGATACGAAGGACACGCCCTACCGCTACTCGGACGCGAGCCTCGTGCGGGCTCTGTCGCTGGCTCTCCCGGAAGCCAAGAAGCTCCGGCCTGATCTTTTCCTCAACGTGACGATCCCGACCATCACGGCGAACGACAACACCGTCGTGCCCATGGACGAGATGTATCGCACGTCTCTGGTATACTACATGGTGGGCATCGCGCAGCTTCGGGATGATGAAGAGGTTCAGGATCAGCGCGCCGCTGCCTTCCTCAGCATGTTCCAAGCCAAACTGACGACGGTGTCCTGATGGCAACCCTCCCGGCCGACATCACCCGCTTCATGAACAACGCCCGCATGCGCCTCACCGGCGCGACGGACGGCGTCCTGCAGCAGGAGCTCTTCAGTGTCATGGACGAGTTCTTCAAGGGCTCGAACGTGTGGAACGAGGACATCGAGCTGTTCATCCCGGGCATGCAGCCTGCCGGGACGATCTACCAACTGGCACCGGCCTCGCCCGCGCTCATCGACAAGCTGCTCTGGGTGTTCGAGAAGCCCACCGACACGTCCATTGGACGCGGCGCGCGGATCGGCGCCTACATGGGCACGCCCGGCGAAATGACGCTGCGCCTGCAGCCATCGAGCGACACGACCTATATCGCCACGGTCGCGCTGACGGTGGACGATCCGCTGGATCGTTCTGGATATGTTCAATTCCCTGCATGGGTGCTGGCGCGGTACCGCGACGCGCTCCTCGATGGGCTGCTCTCCCGGATGATGACGCAGCCGAGCAAGCCCTACACCAACCCGCAGATGGCCGTCTTCCACATGCGCAAGTTCAGGCAGGCGACCGCCTCCGCGCGCGTGGAGTGGACCCGCAACAACAACTATGGCGCCCAAGCTTGGGCATTCCCGGGGGGCTTCTCCGGAGGCTCGCAGCGCGGCGGCCGGAGTGGCTGGGGCGGCCCGGCGTAAGGAGCAGACATGTCCAAGAGCGACTATCTCGAAAATGCGATCCTCAATCTGATCTTCAACGCCACGGCGATCGCAAACATCGCGGACAACGCGGCGAGCTCCCCGCTGACGAACCTCTACTGGGCGCTCCACACTGCGGACCCGACCGACGCCGGTGTGCAGAACGCCAACGAGACGACCTACGGCTCCTACGCGCGCCGGCCGGTCGCGCGCACCACCGGCGGCATGACCGCATCGACCGCCGGCAGCACCTCGCCGGTGGCGAACATTGTGTTCGCTGTAGCGACCGGACCCACGCTGCCGACCACCCAGTCGATCACGCACGCCTCCGTAGGCGTCGGTTCGGCGGGCGGCACGAGCATTCTGTATTCGGGCCCGGTCACGCCCGTGATCAACGTGTCGACTGGCGTGCAGCCGACGCTGACGACTGCGTCGACCATCACGGAGGACTAAATGCCTACGGTGATCGACGACGTCACTGGCGAAGAGGTCGAGGTGCAGCCCGTCCATGCGGCTGTGACCATCGCCAACACCGGTGGCCTCGGCAGCGAGTTTCCGAAAGAGGCCGGGCGGTTCATCGAGGAGAGCATGGCAGCTGCCATGCGCAACGCCTTGGAGGATGGCATCTCGGACCCCAACGCATTGCGCGAGCGCGCGTTGAAGGCCCGTGAGAGTGCGAAGGCCGTTCTCAGGCAGCAAAATGCATCTGAATGAGCATCGTCTACATCGAGCCGCCAAAGTGGAACGGTCGCACTAGTGTAAAGCGGATCATCCGCCTAGCACTGGTGGGCGCTGGCGTGCTCCTGCTTCAGCAGCACTTCAAGGCTG